ATTTGAAAAGATTGTACCAAATGAGGGTATTGTATTCGTTTATGGTGGTAACACTTACAAATTAACAGGTGCATTCGCACCCCTAAATCAAATTTTAGGTATTTTCTTCGATAGTTAATCGTTTTTTGAATTTTGATATACTTATATATACAAATATATCGTAAGTAATATGGCAAAGGAATTCAATAAAAAGTTTATGCATCCAACCCGTAGAAAGTTGGTGGATATGGTATTAACTGGTGGTGATTATCAAAAAGAAGCATTTGTATCATTCGCAGGGGCTGATAAAGAAATAATAAAACGCAAGGTTGGTGAAAGATGGACGGATGAAAATGGTAAGTCTTGGGAACAAACCGAAGGTGGTAGAATAGAATTTTCGGAATTAGGTGATATAATGGCTGAGACTAGAGCTTATTTAGATAAGTTGAATAGTTGCAAATCAGATAATTGTAAAACGATTAAAATAGGTAGAGTTGATAAAAAGCTAATATCTAAGACTGGATATTGTTTACATTGTCTTACTTTAAGAGAAGCTCAAATAAAATTAGATGGTTTATGGGAAGCATATGAAGATTATAAAATATATTCTAATATGATTGCATATGGTAATGATATAGTGGCTCAGTTTAAGCAAGCTTATAGAGATGCAAAACAAACTTACGAAGTAGTTCAAGAAGATGGTAAGATTGAAACTTGGAGTATGGAGAGGGATGTAGAAGAACTTAAAGCAGAAATACTTTTAGAAATTGTTAAGTTTGAAGGAGAGATTGAACAAGCCACAAAACTAAGAAATGAAGCTTACGAAAAATTGAAAGATAAAAATTACGATTTAGTAAGACCACTTAACGATTAGTATGAGTACAGGCATAACACAAAAGAAATCCCTAAAGGATATAATAGCAGAAGAATACAAAAAGTGTGCGGTAGACCCGATTCACTTTATGAAAAAGTATTGTATGATTCAGCATCCAGTTAGAGGTAAGATACCTTTTCATCTATTTCCATTTCAGGAAAAGACTCTAACTCAATTTGCAAACAATAGATTTAATATAGTATTAAAATCACGTCAAACTGGTATTTCTACTTTATCGGCTGGATACGCACTTTGGAAAATGATATTCAATTCGGACTTTAACGTATTGGTTATTGCAACAAAGCAAGATGTAGCAAAGAACTTAGTAACTAAAGTAAGGGTAATGCATGAATTACTTCCTAGCTGGCTTAAGAACGGGTCTATGGAAGATAACAAACTTTCCCTTCGTTTAACAAATGGTTCTCAAATTAAGGCTATTGCATCATCTCCTGATGCAGGACGTTCTGAAGCCTTATCACTTCTAATATTTGATGAGGCCGCCTTTATTGATGATATCGATGATATTTGGGTGGCAGCTCAATCTACACTTTCAACGGGTGGTAGTTGTATTGCATTATCTACTCCAAATGGTGTGGGTAATTGGTTTCACCAAACTTGGTTAGGAGCTGAAGAAAGTAGAAACCCATTCAATACAATCCGTTTACATTGGACCGTACATCCTGAAAGAGACCAAAAGTGGAGAGACCAACAACAAGAATTGTTGGGTGCAAAAAAAGCAGCTCAAGAATGTGATTGTGATTTTGTATCTTCTGGTGAAACGGTTGTAGATCCTGAACTTCTTATGTTTTATAAAGAAACATATTGCCAAGAACCATTAGAAAAGACTGGATTTGATGGTAACCTTTGGAGATGGGAATACCCTAATGCAAATAGTTCATATATGGTTGTAGCGGACGTTGCTAGAGGTGATGGGGCCGATTACTCAACGGCTCAGATAATAGATATACAAACAGCTACACAAGTTGCAGAATACAAAGGAAAAATTGATACTAAGGATTTTGGTAATTTTTTAGTAAATCTATCAACTGAATATAATGAAGCATTGCTTGTTATTGAAAACGCAAATATTGGTTGGGCAGCAATTCAACAATGTATAGATAGACAATATAAAAATCTATTCTATATGAGTAAAGATTTGAAGTATGTGGATGTTGAACAACAATTACGAAATAAATACAGAGCCGAAGAAAGAGGTATGGTAGCTGGTTTCTCAACTACATCTAAGACTAGGCCATTAATTATATCTAAATTGGATGAATATTTTAGAGAAAAAGCAATTATAATACGTTCTAATCGTTTGATAGATGAGTTATTTACATTTATCTATATGAATGGTAGAGCAGAAGCTATGAAGGGGTATAATGATGACTTGGTAATGTCTTTATCCATAGCACTTTGGGTAAGAGATACCGCACTTAGATTGAGACAAGAGGGTATTGATTTAACAAAACGAACTTTGGGTGGTATATCATCTAATATGCAACATGCGGGTATATATGGTGGTGGTAATTCAGAGAACAACCCTTGGAAAATGAAAGTTGGTGATGGATTTGAAGATTTATCTCAATGGTTATAGTGTTTTGATATTTTACGATATTTATGTTATATAATGTCAAAATAGAAATTCTATGATTAAACTTAAATCAATCCTTAATGAAGATGAATATGTAGATAATGCATACTCTAAAGGAGATACCCCACATGACAATCCGATTGATGATTATGATGAATTGGATGTAGAGCAAGAAGATATGGATGATTTCGTAAACTTCTTAAAAGCATACTCAACTCAATTAGAAGAAGCTAATTGCAATTGTGTTTACGAAGCTGAATATCAGGGTAGAGATGTGAAATTGGGTAAACCAATGCAGGGTGATGTTAAGAAGTTTAAGGTTTATGTTAAGAACCCAAAAACAGGAAAGGTAATTAAAGTAAACTTTGGAGAAAAGGGTGCAAAAATTAAAAAATCTAATCCTGAAAGACGAAAATCTTTTAGAGCAAGACACAATTGTGAAAATCCCGGTCCTAGAACAAAAGCAAGATATTGGTCTTGTAGAAAATGGTAAATAAATTATGGCAGAAGAACAACAATTAGATGACAGAAGCTTTTTTGGTAGGTTAAAGAAATTATTTTCAGCAAACGCAATCGTAACCGTTGATAAACAAGGTAAACGAAAAGTAGTTGATGTTGAAGATAGACAAATGAATACTAATTTTGTAAATCTTAGAGATAGATATTCTAAATTACAAAGGTCTTATTATGAAAACCAGCAAGGAGCCCAATCAATGGCATATCATCAAGTTCGTAGAGAACTTTTTAGGGATTATGATGCTATGGACCAAGACCCTATTATTGCATCTGCATTAGATATATACGCTGATGAAAGTACAACTAAGAATGAATATGGTGATGTACTTCAAATTAAATCTACAAATGAAAATGTAAGAGAATTACTTCATAATCTTTTTTATGATGTAATGAATGTTGAGTTTAATTTATGGCCTTGGGTTAGAAACCTTGTAAAATATGGAGATGCATTCTTAGCATTAGAAATTGCAGAAGGTAAGGGTGTTATAAATATAATGCCACATTCTGTTTATAATACGGAAAGACTTGAAGGTACAGACCCTAATAATTTCAACTATGTAAAATATAAAGTTGAAATGGATAGATTAGGTAAAAAAGAATATGAAGCATATGAGATGGCTCACTTCCGTTTACTATCAGATACTAATTTTTTACCATATGGTAAAGCTATGATTGAAAATGGTAGAAGGATTTGGAAACAATTATCTTTAATGGAAGATGCGATGTTAATACATCGTATTATGAGAGCACCTGAAAAGAGAATATTCAAAATTGATATTGGTAATATTCCACCTCAAGAAGTAGATAATTACATGCAAAAGATTATTAACAAAATGAAAAAGACACCATTTGTTAATAAAGAAACGGGAGATTACAACTTAAAGTATAATATACAAAATCTTACGGAAGATTTTTTCCTACCGGTACGTGGTAGTGATAGTGGAACAAATATCGAAAATTTACAGGGGTTAGAATATGCAGCTATCGAAGATATTGATTACTTAAAGAATAAATTATTTGCAGCATTAAGAGTTCCAAAGGCTTACTTATCGTATGATGAGAACGTTAATGGTAAAGCTACTCTAGCTGCAGAAGATGTTCGTTTTGCAAGAACTATTGAAAGAATTCAACGAACAGTTGTTAGTGAATTAACTAAAATAGCAATTGTACACTTAGCAGCGCAAGGTATAAATGATTCAGAATTAACAAACTTTGAATTAACACTTACAAATGCATCTACAATATATGAGCAAGAAAAAGTAAACCTATGGAGTGAAAAGGTAAGATTAGCATCTGACCTTAAAGCTCTTAATATGTTATCTACCGATTGGGCATACCATAATGTATTTGGAATGTCACAAGATGAAGTTGATGTTGAAAGAGCTAAGTTAATATTGGATATTAAAGACCGTTTCCGCTACAATTCAATAGAGCAGCAGGGAGAAGACCCAGCAAATCCACCACAACAACAAAATGTGGAGGAGGAAATAGATAAAATGAAACAAGAGATAGTTGATGGTAAGGTTGGAAGACCTAGAGAGGGTAATACTTATGGTAAAGATAAACATCCATATGGTAGAGACCCGCTTGGCAATAAAGAAAACGAAGCAGAGAGAAAGAGAGATAATAGAGTTGGGACTAGTAGTCATAAAAAATTAGCAAGAGAATATATAAACGGGATATCAGCAAAAAAGAAAATTCTAAGTGAAAAAACACAGAAAATGGACCTTTTGGATGAAAATAATCTATTAGATGACATTAAAATTTAATAAAGATTAAAATGTTTATATTTATATGTGTTAGTTTATAGGGTAATTAAATATAGGGTAATTAAATGAAAAAAATTAAACATTCCAAGTTTAAGAACACTGGGGTGTTATTTGAGCTTTTAGTAAGACAAATAACGTTGGAAGTTCTTAATGGCGATAAAAAAGAAACCGCTAAAAACATTGTAAGAGAGTTCTTCGCTCCTAATACAGAGTTAAATAAAGAATTACGTCTTTATGACATATTATTGAAGGAAAAGTATAGTTCCGAAACAAAAGCGGATAGATTGGTAGAGACTGTTTGTGATGCACATACTAAATTAAACCAATCAGTATTATCAAAGGAGAAATTTAATCTTATTAAAGAGGTTTCAGCAAAGTTTGATATTGAACAATTCTTATCATCTCCTATTTCTAACTATAAAGTACTTGCATCTATATACAAAGTATTTGAATCTAAAAGAGAATCAAATTATGATGTTAAAGATATTTTTAATTCTAAAGTTACTTTAATTGAAAACATTACATCTAAACCCTCGCAAAAACTTCAACCAACTGAAGATAAGAAGTTGATTGAATCCTATAAACAACAAGACAAAGACCTTAGATTACTTACCTATAAAATACTTGTAGAAACTTTTAATAAAAAATATACAAATTTGAATGATTCTCAAAAGAATCTATTAAAAGAGTATATTAATAATATTACTAATACTACTAAGTTCAAAGATTATGTTGGAATTGAACTTCCAAAAATTATAGCTGAATTAAAAGCTATTAAAACAAAAGTAGAAGATAAAGTTACTACTATTAAGTTGTCTGAAACTATTTCTGTTTTAGAAAAAATGAAAATGGGTAAAACTGTATCAGATTCTCAAGTTTCATCAATTATGCTTTCATATGAGCTAATTAAAGAACTTAAATCTAAATTAAATTAATGGAAGCTAGATTAAAAGAAATAATCAGAAGTATAGTTAAAGAAATTCAATCGGAAGAAGAATTGGAAGAAATGTCGGTAACTGGTGGTGTAGCGGGATACGATACACCAGCTGCATTTTCTAAACCAGGTCAAACTGCAAAGAAAAATAAAAGATTAGCTAAAGCTACTGGTGGTACTGTTGTAAATACATTATCTGAAATGGAATCCGATTATGCATTAGGCCATATTCCGGTTAGTAAAGATGAATTTTTACCGATGAAAAAAGTGGCAGCTAAAGATGTAGATGGTGGTACTATTGCACGTATTAGTGGAATGGAATTGACTGAAAATCGTTGGTTAGCAATTAAAAATGAAGATGGTTCTCCTAAAGCTAAAATGAGTAAGGGTATAACATCTATCAAACAACAATTAGGTGAAGTTGAGAAATTTGTTAATTGGTATTCTAAGATAAAGAATGAAAATGGTGTTAAGAGAGATGATTACTATAAAAGAACAAATAAAAGTTTACATAAGATAAAAGAGAGATTAATGAATCTTTCAGAAAAAATTAGAACTTTATAATATGCCAGCACAATCTAAAGCACAGCAACGATTTATGGGTATGGTTCATGCCGTACAAAAGGGTGATATGGAAGCTCCTTCAAAAGAAGTTGAGAAGGCGGCTGATAGTATGACTAAAAAATCTGCTAAAGATTATGCATCCACATCACATAAAGGTCTACCAAACAAAAAAGAAAGTATGAAAATAACTAAAGAAAGACTAAAAGAATTAGTTAAGGAAGTAATGAATGAAGAATCTGAATATCAGGCATTCTTTCAAAAAGCTTTAGATAAAGCAGGTAAAAGTATTAATGATATGAGTGATGATGAAAAAAAATCATTTTTTAATAAAATTGATACTGCTTGGAATGGTAAAGGTGAAAAAAACGAAGAATTAACCGGTAACCAACATAAATTGGATGTAGATGGTGATGGTGATATTGAAGGGGATGATTTAGCAGATTTAAGAGCTAGTAAATCTAATGAAGATATTGCAACTGAATTACCAAAAGCAACAATACCATCTGCAGTTAAACAAAAATTAGGAATGGCTATTGATAAAATTAAAGATGCTAAACTTAATAATATTCAAAAATTACAATTAGTAGCACAGGTAGTTGATAGCTTAGGTATTGATAAAACTCAATTAGGTACAATGGCTTCTAAAATTAGAAGCAAAATGGAATCTATTAAAATTAGTAAATAAGAATATAAAGATGAAATCATTACTAATAGAAACAAACCTATTTGAAGGTAAGGTAAAAGAAGATGAAGGTGGTAGAACTTTAGTAAAAGGTGTTCTACAAAGAGCATCTGCTGAAAACCAAAATGGTAGAGTATATCCTAAAGAAATCTTAATGAGAGAGGCTAAGAAATACGAAGTCTTAATCAAAGAACGTAGAGCATTGGGTGAATTAGACCACCCTGACTCCACTGTAATTAACTTAAAGAACGTATCTCATAACGTAAGAGAAATCCATTGGGAAGGTGATGACCTTTGTGGCACAGTAGAAATTCTACCAACACCATCTGGTAATATCTTAAAAGAATTATTAAAAGCTGGAATCTTATTAGGTATCTCATCAAGAGGTATGGGTTCGGTAACTAATATCGGAGAAGGTAAGGTAAAGGTTCAGGATGACTTTGAATTGATTGGCTGGGATTTTGTATCTAACCCATCAACACATGGAGCATTTATGGTGCCTGTAAACGAATCTGTTAATAGAGGTTTACAACAAATAGGAACTGATGTTTGTGGTGAGTACTGCAAAGCACAGGATTTAATGAGAGAAATAATAACTGAAATAGCATAATAATGGCAAAGAATTTCGATATATACGATTATGTACACAACAATAAGATAACCTTAAAAGTTGATGGCAATAAAGGAACAACTGTAGCGAAAGCATACAATGATATCCGTAAAACTAATTTGAAAGAAGTAAAGATAGTTAACGGTAAGTTCAGCTTAGCTGAAAACTTAGAAGATAGAAAGTTATCTACTGAAGTTAAAAAACACTTCTTAGAAATCATTTCTACTTACAACACTTTCCAAGACCAAATGAAAAGACAATC